GGTAAAATAAAAGGATTATTTAAGAAAAAGAAAAAAGAAATAAAACCACCTCCTGAATTTAAACCAAAGGAGTTGGTAAAGGCTGCCAAATTTACAAAACCAACGTTACCAAATATACCAAAAGTTCCTAACTTACCAAAACCACCTGATTTTTCAGCAGTAACGGGAGCTGCAGGTGCATTGGCATCTCAAGCAAAAGCAAAATATACGCAAGAAGAATATAGTAATGCTAAATCAAATCCATTAGGTACACTTTATAATATAGCTATTAAACCTCAAATTGAAAAAGGAATATCTTTAATTGGCGAAAAAAATAAATCATTGGCAACTGAAATCTCAAATAGATTGAATATTGCTGAAACGAAAATATCTAGTATACCAGATGTAAAAAGTGTATCAACTGATATAGTAAATAAAATAATAAGCTAGTATGTCTTGGCAAAAATTTAAAGATAATATCCAAAAAGTTTCAAATGATCCGGGAAGTATTAATGATACAGCCACCATAGCTAAATTGTATGCACAAGAATATGATGCTTGTATGAAGAGAGGTGGTGATACTATCAATAGAGTTGCTATCCAAAAGGGTAATGTTGAATTAATGGAAAAACTATTTAAAGCAGCATTAGATAAGGGATTGACCTCAAAAGAACCATACGATTTGGTGGGCGAGATGGGAAAGGGTGTGTTAGCATATTGGACTGGTGGGGTAATGAATAATTTTCCAACACCAATAATACCATCTGTAGGAGCTATAGCTAATATTAGTGTGACTAGTAATATTGTGACAAATGCAGGAACTTGGACACCCTCAGTATCACTACCACCAAACCCTGTGGTGATACCACCACCTACTCCGGAAGCGGCAGCTGTGTTACGAGATAATCAAATTGAATATCCGATTACTAGACTGATTTTTGAAGAGGTTGTTCCTGAGGAAGAACAGGCTGATTGGAATAAAGATGTGGATTACGATGTAGCAATATTAAAAGCAACTGGATGGGCTGGTAGATATCCACCAGGAGAACCATATACACCACCAACAAGAGGTGGTGGGGGTGGTGGTGGAGGTTCAAGAAGACCATCGGATGATATTATGTATAATGAGCATGCTAACCAACTATGGCCGGGAATAGGGGAACCTGGTTCATTTGCAATTAGTAGCGGGCCTGATGCAGATGGTAGAATATGGTATAAACAAAATCCGGAATATATAAAAGTAAATTGCGCTGAAGTAATTATTCCACTTAACGGAACAATGAATGCGTTGGGCGAAAGAAAAGGTAAGTTATTAACACAACAAAAAGTAACAGTTCATAAAGATTTAGCAGCTATAGTAATTCCTATATTTGCACAAATAAAAGCAAAAGGTTTAAATAAATACATTGAAAACACTGGCGGTGGATTGGCTGTTAGAAACGTAACAGGCGGTACTAGATTATCTAACCACGCGTGGGGAACTGCTATAGATTTAAATTCTGTAAGATATCCATGGGGAACAAATTGGAATGGAAATACTATAACTACACCAATTAGTAAAACACAAAACTCTGTAAGACAAATGACTGATTTTGATAAAGGGTTTTTGGAGGTTATACAAATGTTTAGAAACGCGGGAATGACTTGGTTAGCAGAAAATGATCCAATGCATATTTCAATATACGAATAATGTCAGCAATAGCACCAACTAAAAATACGGGATTAATAATAGATGAATTCATCAATTATGCTACCAAACATTTAACAACTGTTTCGGGATTGGCAACTACTGTTTCAACATATCCACCAGCCGGAGCAACCGCACCTGGTGTTGTTAATTGGACGGGTTATTCGGTTACTCCTGCAAAACCTTCTGTAGAAATACCAGCAGCTGCACAACCAACACAACCAACACAATCAAATTTAAGTGAAAATGAGGGAGAAGATCCTTTTGCTAAAGGAAATGTAGAAGTAGAATATCCTATTACGAAAATAACTTTTGGAGATGGAACAGAACCTGAACCAATTGAAGAAGAGGATTGGGATACTGTCAATAATGGTGTTGATTATAATGTAGCTAAACTAAAAGCTGAAACTTGGATTGCATCAGGTGGTTTCGGAAATCAAAGTTTCTCCAAAGCAATAGGAATCGATTATAGTGGATATACAGGAGGCCCTTTGAGTGCAACTGATACAATTAAAACAATATATGTACCTGTTTTAAATAAAGTACATGCGGATAAATCAAGAGGAGCAAGGATGTTAATGACCGCACAAACACAATTGGAAGGATTCTTTCCAGCAAGTGGAAATAAATCAGCATCTTTATCATTTAGAACAAATAATCCTGGTAATGTGGGTACAAATGGTATTGGGGTTGGTAAGTTTGCTACTTTGGCAGATGGTATAACCGCTCAATGGAATAAAGTTTTAGGACCTATATTTTCAGGAAACTCTAAATACTACAAATCATCATATACGTTATATGAGTATTTATCAACATATGCACCTGTAATGGCAAAGGATAGAAATGGAAATTGGTATAAAACTACCAACAATCCAACCAATTATACTAATTTTGTAATTAATTATTTCAAAGGACAAGGATATACGATTACAGCACAAACTACACTTGCTGAAATTAATAAAATAACATAATTAGATAAATCCCAAAAATAAACAAATCAAATATTTATATAAACAACAAAGAAATATAATACAATGGATAGTAGTAAATTATTAAAAGCCATACAAATTCTTATAAAAGAAGAGTTAAAGGAACAATTACCTACTTTGATTAAAGAAAGTGTAAAAGCTGAAGTAAAAAGAATTTTAGCAGAACAGGTTAAACCACAACAAGCTAAAAAAGAAAGTGCAGGATTATCTATGGCTAAGGCTATATTAGGAGAAACTCCTAAAAAATCAGCACCAAAGATGGAAGAGGTTAAATATGTTAAAGATGATGTATTAAACCAAATTCTAAATGAAACAAGAGAACAATATGCAGGAGCCCCAAACAATATGGATAAAACTGTAAATTTCAGTAATCCTAATATTGCGGGTGCTGGTATGGCTGGATTAAGAGCAGAAATGGCTGCTAAGATGGGTTATGGTGATATGGGTAATGGTGGAGCTCAAGCGGGTGGATTGGGTGTTCAAACGGGAAACGAAGCATTGGATAAAGCATTGAATAGAAACTATTCTGAATTAGTTAAACGATTTTAATAAAAAGTAATGGCAATTGTATTAGGTAGTAAACCGGTAACTGATTTAACTGAATTTGAAAATATTGCAATTGGTATAACATTGCCGATTCAAATAGGTACCACTGCCTTTGACCAATCGTTCAAAACATACGATCAAATTAAAACAAATGTAAGATCTTTATTATTAACAAAACGAAGAGAAAGAGTAATGCAACCATTTTTAGGAAGTGGTTTGCATGAATTAGTTTTTGATTTTAATGATGATGAACTTTCAATAAAAATAGAAGAAGTTATAACATCAACTTTATCGCAATGGTTACCATTTGTTAATATTGATAGTATTGATATTGAGCAAGATGATTTTCTAAAAGATAGGAATCAAGTAAATATATCGGTATTATTTACAATTGGAGATAATGTAACCTTAAATCAAATAACTTTTACAATATAATTAAATGGCAACCAATAATACAATAATTAAAAATTTTAAAAATAAGGGTAAGGATATTAAATACCTAAACACAGATTTTGCTGGGTTTAGAAATAATTTAATTGAATTTACTAAAACTTATTTTCCAAAAACATATAGTGATTTTAATGAAACTTCACCTGGTATGTTGTTTATTGAAATGGCATCTTATATTGGTGATAGTTTATCTTATTATATAGATGATACATTTAAAGAATCCTTAATGCCGTATGCAGAGGATGTTAGAAGTGTTATGGCTCTATCTCAGTATTTGGGATACAAACCAAAGGTAACATCTCCAGCGATAACAACATTATCTTTATATCAATTAGTTCCAAAGATTGGTGATGGTATAAATAATAGACCAGATTCTAGGTTTTATTTAATAATAAAAGAGGGGTTGACGGTTCAATCAACTGAAAACCAAGAAGTAACATTTAGAACAACTGATGTTGTAGATTTTTCCGATGAATATGATAGAGAGATAACTGTTTATGAAAGAAATGTAGATACTGGAGAACCTTCGTTTTATTTAGTAAAAAAATATGTTCAAGCCATATCATCTACACTTGAAGAAAAAGAAGTAGCATTTGGTTCATATCAACCATTTCAAACTATTGATTTGGATGAAACAAATATAATACAAATTACAGATGTTAGAGATTCCAACGATAACAAATATTATGAAGTTCCATATTTGGGACAAGAAATGATTTTTACACAAGAAAAAAATACATTATCTAATGACCCGGAATTATCTCAGTTTAAAGAAACAGTTCCATACATTCTTAAGACATTAAAAACTTCTAGAAGATTTGTAACTAAAATAAATGAAGATAATACAACTACTATTCAATTTGGTGCCGGAGATGAATCGGTATCAGATGAACAATTAATTCCAAACCTTAAAAATGTGGGATTGGGATTACCAAATTCAATAAGTAGATTAGAGGAATCATTTGACCCGACAAACTTCTTAAAAACGAAAACTTATGGAACTTCACCATCAAACACAACCATTACCGTTAAATATTTAACAGGTGGTGGTGTGAGTAGTAATACAAGACAGGGAACACTAACAAGAATAACCGGTATTGAATATGAAGAAGATTTATTAAAATTTACAGCAATAGAAAGAGGAATATATAATACTGTTAAAAATTCATTAGCAGTTGATAACGAAGTTCCTGCGATTGGCGGAAGGGGCGCTGAAACTGTTGATGAGATTAGAGAAAATTCATTAGCAAATTTTGGTTCTCAAAATAGAGCAGTAACTGCAAATGATTATCAAGTTAGAGCTTTATCAATGCCAGCTAAATTTGGAGGTATAGCTAAAGCATACGCTAGTGCAGATGGTAATTTAGATAATAACTCACCTGCATCAATTTTAGCTTCACCAAACTCTTTACAACAATTTACCGATTTGATAATGACTTTTGTAAACAAACCGGATTCGGAAGAACCAACTCCTGCAACTGTAAAAGATGAAATTAGAAATTTTTTAGTAGGTAAGACCGATAATACAAATGAAATTAATAATCCATTTGCGATAAATTTATATTTGTTAGGTTATAATTCAAACGGAAACTTAACTTCTCTTAACAAAGCAGTTAAACAAAATATTAAAACATATCTAAACGAATATAAAATTTTAACAGATGGTGTTAATATATTAGATGGATTTATTGTAAATATAGGTGTAGATTTTCAAATTAAAACTTTAGAAAATTATAATAAGAGTGAAGTACTTACAAATTGTATTAATCAATTGAAAGAGTATTTCTCTATTGATAGATGGACATTTAATAATACTATTAATTTAAGTGAGGTTGAATTATTAATTGCAAATGTTGAAGGCGTTTCATCAGTTCCATCGGTTGTTATAACAAATAAATGTAAAGAACAATATTCACCAAATTCATATAATATAACTGCGGCAACTAAAGATAAGATTATATATCCATCTTTAGACCCTTGTGTTTTTGAAGTGAAATTCCCTAACTCAGATATTAAAGGAAGAGCAATATAATGGCATACTATTTCATTACAGCATCAAAGGATGCATCGATATATTTACAACAACCAAACCAAAATACTGGGTTAGACCAGATATTGGAAGTTAGTAAAGTTTATTATGGAAATATAAAAGATGTTTCTAGAGCATTAATTAAATTTGATTTAAATGCTTTATCTCAATCAATAGTTAGTGGAGATACTACTCTAACTGATATTAGATTGGTGATGAGAGAAACTGAAAGTAATGAAATTCCATTAGAATATACAATACATGCTTATCCAATTTCTCAAAGTTGGGAGATGGGTAATGGAACTCGTTTTGATGATATATCAACCACAGGTGTAACTTGGACATATAGAAATGGTGAATCCGCTATAGATTGGATAACAACAAATTTAGCAAGTGGTAGTGATAGTAATCCAAATGATGGAACGGGTGGAACTTGGTACACTATAGTATCCGCATCTCAATCATTTAATTATGAAACCGCTGATTTGAGTATGAATGTTAAAGGCATTGTAAATCAATGGTTAAGTGGTAGTTTACCAAATGAAGGATTTATTTTAAAATATTCATCTTCATTGGAAAATAATACAAATGATTATGGTCAACTAAAGTTTTTTAGTAAAGAAACATATACGATTCATCAACCAAAATTAGTAGTAAGCTGGGATGACCAATCTATAGTTACTGGTTCTTTACAACCATTGGATGTTGTATCAAATGATGTTGTTGTTAGAGTTAAAAATCTATCAACAAATTACAAAATTGGAAGTACTAAAAAATTAAGAATAATTGGTAGAGAAAGATATCCTGTAAAGACATTTACAAATGCATTTGCATATAATGATATTAAATATTTACCTGTAACTACATATTATCAAATAAAGGATTTATTATCAGATGATATAATAATACCTTTTGGAAACCATTCAAAAGTTAGTTGTGATAATTCGGGTAATTTTATAGAATTAAATTTTTCAAATTGGGAGGTTAACAGAACATATAAATTGGAATTTAAAATGGTATCGGATGGTGATGAAATTTATTACGATGATGAAATTACATTTGGTATAATATAAGAATAATGAAACACCAGACAGGATTAAAAAACGAAGTAAAAGTAAACGAACTAATTCAAAGTGGTTCTCTTGCTATTAAAACCAAAAATGAATATGGTGTACATATTTTTAGCGGTTCTGTCGATGATGATGGTATATTATTTGGTAAATTAACAAAACCACGTTATAATGAGGAAGAGTTAAAAAAATCTATAGATACGATTATAGTTGAATTACTTCCAATTGAATCTCCTATTTTACCTGAAACTGTATTAAAGAGTATATACGATTTAGCATTAGTTGAAATAGATGATTTAAGATTAGAGGTTGCTCAATTAAATGATGAGATTTTAGTATTAAACAATAAAATTACAGAAGTAGAAATAGTTAGTGAATCTCTTAGAATTGAATTGGACTCTAAGGATTTACTTGTTGCTTCAGTTGAAAATGAAAATAGACAATCAGTAGCTAAAGTTCAAAGCACAATTGCTGAATTACAAAATGCAATTCAAAAATCAACTTCGGAAGCAATTCAAAGAGTATCTCTTTCTGCTAGAAATGAATTATTAGAAGGGCAAATAACTGTATTAACTGAACAAGTGACAACTGCACAAAATCAAATAACCAATTTAACAAATACAATTAATACACTAAACACTCAAAATACTTCTTTAGTAGCTCAAGCAAATAATGCTCAATCTCAGGCAGCAACTGCTCAACAAGCTGTTCTTGCTCAAACTAAGAAAAAGAAAATTATATGTGATTTATTATATAAACAAGGATACTTACCTAAACACATATGGGAAGCTGACCAGAAGTTTGGTCAATTGATGATGAGAGAAAATACAAAAGGTTTACTTGGTTATTTGATATGGGCAGAGCCTGTTGTTGATTTCTTAAGTAAAAAACCACAATATTCAAAGTATTTCTATTTGATAACAAAACCTTGGTCTGAACATATGGCTTATATGATGGGTGTGTTACCAAATGATAATAAACTTGGAAAAGCTATTCACATAGTTGGAAATCAATTTTCACTTTTAGTTTATAATTTATATAAGTTTAAAAGTAAATACAAAATAAAAAATACAATATCCAAATGGCAATTAGGAATATAAAGGAATTAATAAATAACAAAGGATACACAATAAATCCAAGCGATAGAAAAATCTTTGAAGAATCGGATTTACAATCGTTTTTTGGATTTAGCGAATCGGATGCCATTGAGTTTATTGTGTATGATATCAATAATAATCAATTACCACAAAAAGATGGTAATCTTGTTAGATATATTCCATTAACTACTGAAAACATAAATCATTATTTTTTAATACAAGATGGAACTCTTTTTCAAAAATATAAATTACCATCCGAATATTTTGTAGATGCTGAAAGATTATTATCAGAAGCTGGATATACTAATGGTATATTTAAAACTCAAATAACATTAATTAATAAAAGAGCTGGTAGTCAGAAAGAATTTGATAAGTTATGGATAAATGAAATATCACCATCTCGTACTGAGGTGAGATTATATCCATTGAAAGAGGGAGTTAATATTAATCCCGAATTGCAAGAAAGATTTAATATTTTTGTGGATGGTAGAGATTTTAGAGAAGATACTATTGCACATGCATTAGAATTTATAGAAAAAATAGATGCAACTAAATTATCATCTTTTATACGAAACAAATATGGTAATTTGTGGATAGATGAATTAATAGCTGAATTCAAAATAAGTGATTTTGAATTATTTTTAAATAACATATACAAAAAATTTAGACAGGCTAGTATATATGAATTTACAAATAGAATATCTAAAATAGATGATATTAATTTTGGAAAACCTAAACCAAAAAAGCCACCAATTGCATTATCTAAAAATGAGATTGTAAAAATTTGTAAAGAATTACTTACATATATAATTAACTATTATCTACCACAACAAGATATTAAAATGAACACTACAATGGCTAGTGCATTTGAAGGTAGTGTAGATGAGGTTCGTGATATTTTACAAACATCGGAAAGTGATACATTAATAATATCAAAGCCGGTTGAGTTGGTTGTAAAAGCATTAACAAAACCAGATGTAACAGAAGTTCAAACAACATTGGAAAAATTCATTAAAAATGAAATAAAAGATGCAATTGTAAAAGTTGTAACTCCAATTGATGAACTACCATATATTCCACCTGCTTCCAAAGATGATGTTATATATGTAGACCCTGTCGTTGTTATTGGTGGCGGTGGAGGCGGCGGAGGTGGTGGCCGAAGTGTTGTGGGAGGATTCGATCCTTATAGTGGAGCATATAATGGAAACGCTAATAATATGGATTATTTAAGTGCACAAAGGTAATCAAAATTAATACAAATAATAATAAAATAAATGGCAGAGAATTTTAATTTCTATAATAATCTTTCCAACGATAACTATGCTGGGGGTGGCTTTGGTGGTGGTGGTTCATCGGTAGGTGGTGGCTCTGCTATTAATGTTGGAACTTTACCAAACCCATCTTTATTAAATGATGAGCAATATTTGGTAGAAGTTAAATCAAACGTATCGGATGCTAAAATATTATTTGCAAATGAGGATAAAGGATCTACGCCAAATAATTTTAGATTTACATTATCAGAACTTCGTCAAAAAGGAGGTTCGGCTGTTATAAAATTAGAAAAAACTAATTATTCATCTAACGAAGAATATAGAGTTAGCATAATTAATAATCCGCAATTTTTATTTCAAAGAAACCAATTTAACACAGATGGTTTATTTGATATAAATGGTAGAATTGGTTTAATAAATATAAATCAACAACTATTTACAAATGTTCCACCATTTACACTTTCTATAAAAAAGTTTGTAAATGGAGTTGAAGATTTGCAATTCAGTAGAAATAACCCTGATAATTTAGATACAAAGCAATTTTCTATTGAATTTGATTTACCAAAACAACGTGTAGACCCAATAGTATTTGAACCAACCAAAGCAAGTATTTCATACATTCATCAGGGAGTTAGGGATTCTGTTAAATTAATAATAAACGATACAACTGAAGAGTTATTAGCTGTAGATGGTATACTTGATTATGATTTAGGAACTAAGATAACGATAACATCAGCACTCCCAAATAGATATAGATTGCAATCTGCCGTTATTAGTAGTGGTGGTAGAACGGATGTAAAAGAAGCTTCAAATGATTTACAAAGTTTACAGGTTTCATTTATACTTGATGGCGATACCACATTAACAACAGTATCACTTGAAGTTACGCAACCAATTTTAAATTTACCATCTATTTCAGAAACATCTGCAAACAATGGTAGAAGATATAATATAAATAGTAATACACCATATCCTATAGCTATTACAAAAAATAGTGTAGTTGATAGTATTCAGGTTGTTATCGGTGATAATATTATTACATATGGTGAGTTAGGTAATGAATCTGATTTTGTAATATTAATACCAGCAAATTCATTTAGTAGAATTGGAATATATAATGTCCAATTAATACCAAGAAATGCAGATGGTGATGGCGCACCATTAAATATATCCATAAATGTTGTTGATGATGTATGGGTTGGTGAACCTGATATTCGTAATATAACATATCCTTCTTTAATAGAAGGAGCTGATTATGTTGGGACAAATGTGGATTTTACATTACAATGGGAAAGTATTAATACTGATTATATAAGAATTTCAAAGGTAAATGGAAACTCATATATTCAGGCACCTGCTACAGGCAGAATAACATTAAATGTTCAATCTTTAATTGGATTGGATGGTGTACCATTTAATGAAACTGATAATGGACTTGATATAAATCTAAAATTAGTTCCCTTCAATATAAGTGGTAAGGAAGTTTTAAAGGGTAAGGAAGAATTAATTAAAATAAACTTTTCTAAAGGATTATTAGATATACCAAGACCCGTTGCTATTAATAGATTAGTTGATGGATTTGCCAATCAATTCGATGTTGACATATTAGGTAAAGAAACATCAAAATATTTAACGCATACTTTAAACTTTGGCGCAGCTGATAATAAAGTAATTACAACTTGGACCGGTAGTGAAGGTTCGTTGATTGTTAAACTATACGAACCATTACCAACATCAGTTCAAACAAATCAGCAAGTATGGATTTCTAAATTACAGTCAAACCCAATATTAGATACGGTAACTGTTAGTGGGTTGGTCGGTGATGTATGTTCCCCATTAAAAGGACCTAATTTTACAATTGATAATAATAATGACATTGGTTATAAAATATATGATGATTTAATAGCAAGTGGTAGTGAAACATCAAATGATTTAGTAAATCGTTATTTAAGTAAATTAAATTTAGATACATCTAAACTTAATATAGAATATGTAAGTGGTTCTAATACTACTCAATGGTATTATGCATTTCAAAACTTTGTTAATTTCGGTTCTGCCGCAGAACGAATTAATAACTTTTACTATAAAATGCAACTAGTTGAAAAGTATAAAAATAGGTTAGCTAGTTTAACGGGAGCTTCTATCGCAGGTGTAGTTTTAACTGAAACAATGGAATTGCTACTAACCGATGATGTAGCGGAGGATGGTGGATTTTTAGGATTTGAAATAGAAAAATTTGTATTTAGAAACCCAACTGAGGGTATAGATGCAGAAAAAACATTAGAATCATTAAATGCTTTATTAAGAGGATTTGATGGATTCGAATTATTCTTATATAAAGATTTAAATGTTTTAGCATATCCAAAATATTCAACTCCTGCTTATTTAGGACAATCAATATATGTGTTATATGCAACGGATTATCCGGATGTAGTGAGTTGGTATGAATCGGCATTATCAGTAGCAAATGAATTTGATAAAAATAATCCAAATTATATAGTAAATAACATACCTGAATTCATTTATACTAATACATCAAATAGTGATTTTATAGTATTTTTGGATATGATAGGACAGCATTTCGATGCTATATGGGTTTATATAAACGCTTTATCAAAATTCAAAAAGTTAGATGAAGCTGGATTAAAAGGAGTTCCTAAAAACTTTGTTTGGAACATATTAAAATCATTTGGGTGGACTGGTAAGAGAGCATTTGATTCTCAATTCCTTTGGGAGTATGCATTTGGACAATCAAAAGAAGGATATCCAAAATACTCAACTTCATTGGAAGATGCAAACAATCAAGTTTGGAGAAGAATCTTAAACAACTTACCATACCTACTAAAGCATAAGGGAACTGGAAGAGCTATGAAAGCTATTATGGCTTGTTATGGTGTTCCTCAATCTATGTTGACTATAATGGAATTTGGAGGTCCGCAAGATCCAACGAAGGGAGGAGTTAGTGAATTTACATTTGATGATAGAACTGCTGCATTAAAATTACAAAGTAGTTCATCAGTTTTAATTCCGTGGAAAGCAGTGGGAACTCCATTGGAACATCCGCAGGCTATAGAATTTATGTTTAAGCCCGAATCAGCAAATTCATTTACATTAGTATCTGCATCAAATTTCTCATTAGCAGTAACATCATCAAATACAGGTTCTGTTTTAGGATTTACAATTGGAAATTATTATACTACGAGTTCAGAGTTCCAATTTAAATTGGATAATTATAACAATGTATTAATTAATAAAACTAATGTAGGTAGTGGTTCGATATATGATGTTTATTTAAAATCAGGAGATGGTAATAGAATAATTACAACTTCTAGTTTACAATTAACAATATCAACTTCTTCGGGAGAGTGGGAAAGTGGTAGTAATATTAGTATTGGTGGAAGTAATCCATATTTTACTGGTTCATTGGATGAGTTTCGTTTGTGGAGAGTTCCATTGGAAGTTAGTAAATTTGATAATCATACTTTATTGCCTGATGCTATAAATGGTAACAATTATAGTTCATCAACTGCTGATTTGTATTTTAGATTGGATTTTGAATTACCAAGAGATAGACAAGTTTTTACTGAAATTTTGAATGTTGCTATAAATGAAGAATATGGCGCGCAGTTCGCTACTGCAAGTAATATGTATTCAGCTCCAACATATCCATTCCAATATATTCCGTATGATAGAACTGTGACAGCAAAAGTTCCATCTTTAGGATTTAATGTTTCCAATAAAATTCGTTTTGAATCTCAATATAATTTAGTAGGACAGGAATTAACAGGTTCTAATTATACGGCATCTTTATCACACAAGCAAAGAGCTACTAAAAAAGCATATGATAAATCACCAATAGATTCAAATCGTTTAGGGTTATTCTTCTCTCCTATTAAGGAGTTGAATATGGATATCTTAAAAGCATTTGGTGATTTTAATATTGATAACTATATTGGTGACCCATCGGATGATTATAAAGATTCATATAAAGAATTAGATGGATTGAGGGAATACTATTTTGAAAGATTGGATAGAGATATAAATGAATATATTCAATTGGTTAGATATATTAACAAATCTCTTTTTGATGTTCTTGCAGATATGGCACCTGCTAGAGCAAAGGTATCCAAAGGTTTATTAATCGAACCTCACTATTTAGAGAGAAACAAAACTCGTTGGGATAGACCAATAGCAGAAAGAGGGGATTTTGATTCTAATGTGGATGTTACTGAAGGTGTAAATTTAGTATCTGATTTTCCTACTTATGAAGGTGAATTTGCGGATAGGGTTACTGCAGATATCGGATTTGATATAGCAAACTATGATGGTGTTATTGATGAAAACGAAGCAACTCAAATAATAGGTGAAAAGATTTCCTATGAAACACTTATAGATTATAATACCGATGAATCTTTGGAAGGTGAATATCCATCTTACACATCATCAATTGAATTCTCATTAGGTGAAACCTTATTAGCAGAGTATGAGAGTATTGGAAAATATGAAGCAATTGGAATGGATAAGAATTCCGTAGCTAATTTAGGTTTTGGGTTATTTGCACCAAATGGAACTACACAATATAAAAGATTTACTGATTTGGAAGGGAATGTTAGTCAATCAAGAAGTAACATATTTTTAGTAGAATTAACTGAAACGAAAAATATATTAGAACAAACTAATCCAAACGAACCATTACTATTAGAAGATACTCCTAGACAATTTAAAAGAAATATTGTATCTATTATACCATTTAATGGTAATGTTACCATTGGAAATACTGTAACAAATGTTACGGAATTAAAAGGATATTTCCACACACATTATCGTTATACAAATGGGTTATCTACGGGTTTAGAAAGATCTTATTTCTTAGGTTCTCAGCAAACGGCAGCAACTACGCCTGATGGATTATCTCCTGTAGAAACATTTACAACTAATCCTAACATCCTTAGAGTTGCTAAGACTGGTAGAGGTAGTGGTGAACCAATCCTTGAAGTGGATTAATACTTATTTATTAAAATAAAAAAACTATATATTTATAGAATATAAAAGACACATAATATGGGATATTTAAACAACACAGAAGTAATTGTTGATGCAATTTTAACCAAAAAAGGTAGACAAAAATTAGCATCGGGTCAAGCACTTAATATTACAAAATTTGCATTAGGTGATGATGAAGTGGATTATACACTTTACGAACCAGCACATCCTAAAGGTTCTGCTTTCTATGACTCGGCAATTAGAGCAATTCCGGTAACTGAAGCATCTCCTGATGAAACTCAAGTATTGAGATATAAATTAGTTACCTTACCAAAAGGAACTACTCAAATTCCAACGGTTAGATTGGGTGTTCCATCTATCAGCGCTAATCAAAGCGAAGGTGGTGTAGGATTAACACCAACAACCTCACCAGCTGGAAATACAGGTGCTGGATACACAATGATATTAGCAGACCAATCTGCGGGAACTCTTACTGTAACAAGAGGAGCAACTTCAGTAGCAACTACACCGGTGTTTTTGGGAGATGAGATTTCATCAACTGCACAGGTAGTAAGTGGTTTAGAATTTAGATTTACACCAAACCCACAATTAACATTGGATGTTTCTACAACAATCACTGTTTATGGTAATGAGACTGGTGGTTCACAAACTATCCCTGTAACAATAACTTATAAAGCAACAGTATAAAATAAAAAATATATAAAAAATGGCACAAATTATTGATCCTAATGTAACCGCCCAGATTCGAGATTTGGCAAATACGGGACAAATCGATACCGACCAATTAATATCGATTTTAAACTCCGCATTACCTGCGGGCTCTCAACTAAGTGTAGGGGCTGGTGTATCAACTGGTATCTATAAAAGATTTGGTGACTTTGATAAGGTAAATGCTAAAATTGAAATAGTAACTACGGGTATTTGGTCAAACGGCTCGGGTTCACTTACAACTTTCTTTACATCATCTACGCAAGCTAGAACCGATAACAGTGGCCAATTCTATTATAATGTATATGATAAGAATCCATCTACTGACCAAACGGCAGAGGTTCAATTTGCAGTAGCATATGGTAATGCTAACGGAAGTGGTTCTACGCAATTATCATCCGATGATAACGCATTATTAGCAAGTAAATCAACATACGCTCAGTATCGTTCAATGTTATTGAATGACCCAACTGCAAAATTCCAATTTGAAACAGGTTCTGCTGGAACATTAGCAGATGCTGATTCGATTTACGCTATTACTTTAAATAGAGCAAGATATAGAGAAGAAATGGATGCAGGTAACTGGTCATTAAGTTTGGCTGGCTCTAATGGAACATTTACATTTATTGATGATAGTGGTAAGAAATTCGGAGATACATTTGGTAAGGCTGGTAGAGTATTTACTATTGTATCAGGTTCTTTAAATATCGGAACACAAAATGATGCAACAATTATAAATAGAGTAGCTCCATTGAATGGTAAAGGATATGGAACATTCTATCCTGATAGAGGTATTATTATTCTTAATCCGGAAGCAATTGGTAGTGTAGTTGGAACAGTTACATTCTCAACGGGTTCTGGTCATACACAAACTGCTAATTTAAGTGGAAGTTTAGCAACTACGGCAAATGCATATAATCATTCAAGATTATTCGCAGCAATTAGTGGAGCTGGCGATTTTGAAGCTAGAAGAACTGAAAATGTTTCTACTCAGCATTTCTTTGTAAGAGCAACAAATAGAGAATATAATTATTCTAACAATCCAACATACGTGGATACAGCAGGAGCATTTGCAGAACCATCATTCGCAATAGACCCACAAACTTATATTACAACTATAGGTTTATATAATGATTCAAATGAATTGATTGCAGTTGCAAAAACTTCACAACCAATTGTTAAATCATTCGATAAAGAAGTATTGATAAAAGTTAAATTAAGTTACTAAACGATAAACGTTAAAAGATAAAGAAACCCCCAGAAATGGGGGTTTTTTGTTTAGATGATATTTATAGAAAAGATATACATTAAGTAATGTTAAAAGCTATACCAAAATCCGATATTGTAATAAGACCTTTTAAGGTATATAAAGAGTGGTCTTTTGATGAGCAAGATAAAGCTGAGGTTGATATAAAGTGGGGATTATCGGGCTCATTTGGTTCATTTGATGCTGAAATTCCAACTGAATTAAGATACGTTTTATATCGTTCAATTGAAGCACAATTTTATAAAAATGCGGCAACCGCATCAATTATAACAGAAGTTGGTAGACGTAAATCTTATGCATCTACTTATGAAAGAAATTTGGAAGAACAATTTGCATTGTTTTCAATTCCACAAAAATATTATGGTGAGGGGATTAAGCCAGGAAGTCTAACATTAACTACTGGAAGTGTGACTTATACGGATGATGGATTTTCCAATCTAATTGATTCTGCTAGTAATGTAAAGGGAAATATATTTTATGATAGAGGATTTGTGATTGCAACAAAGGATATACAAAGTGGTTCATCATTTACTGATTACTCTTTACAATATCGTTCAACTAAAACAATATATGAAAACGAAATATTCATATCAGTATTGGAAAGTGAATTCAACGCATCAACAAATCCAACTGCATTGACTGATATTGATGATGAACTTATAACCACAATAATTGATGATCCTATAACCAAACAAAAATACACAGGTAGTTTTTATAATATAAAATCAGCAAGAGTAAATCCATTATTTTGGGAATATGATTTTAGTGCATCGAATGACCCAACTGGTTCATATTTAGCACCTTATATTACTACCATTGGTTTATATGATAATGAAATGAATATGGTAGCTGTAGCAAAATTACCACAACCAATTAAGTCTCTGCCCGATTACCCATTGAATTTTATAATACGATTTGATACATAAATCAAATATACTTATATTTATATCTAAATAACAAATACTATGGCAATATTAGATTTATACAAAAAACAACAACCAACAACTGCTAAAGTTAATACTAAAGGTGGTGACCCGGAACCAATTGGTGATGCTAACGCATTTAAACCTTCTAAAAATTTATCAAGAGATCAAAAGGCTTTGAAAAAAGCTAGAGGTGGTGATGTTGGTTCTAAACTTTATAGCGCTACTCCTAAAAAATAAATAATGAATTGGTTACATAATGGAAAAGAAGTTACGGAAGATATGGTGCCAGATGGTGCCATTGGATTTGTATATGTCATAACACACATACCAACCAATAGATTCTATATTGGTAAAAAATCACTAACAGCTACTAGAAGATTAAAACCCCTAAAGGGAAAGGTTCGTAAAAGAGTAGTTCGTAAAGCATCGGATTGGGAAAAATACTATTCCTCCAATGAATGGATTAAAGAACAAATAAAAGAAGGTAAGTCGGAAGAGTTTAGCAGAGAAATTATTGAATTTTGCTATTCAAAAAAGACACTATCTTATTTAGAAGTATATTATCAATTTAAACATAATGTTCTTTCGAATGAAAACTCAATAAATGAAAATATATTGGGTAAGTTTTTCAGAAGGGATATAATAAACAAACCAAAGTTATGACTTTAGAACAAATCGGAACTAAATACAAAATCTCACATGCATTCTTAAACTCAAAAGAAGATGCATTGTTAGTAGCTGCAAATTCACTAAAAGATTTTCAATTCAAATTGGATTATAATATTCCAAAAGATGAGTTAAAAAAGGATTTATCTAAGTTAGAGCAATTCCTTAGAGATGTAAAAAACTCCAACCACTAAAATTAGGATATATCGGATATTTTTCGTATATTTACGAATGATTTTATATGCGATTGATATCCAACAAATAATACTAAATAATTTGGTAGTTTGGGATATTTTTCGTATCTTTGTGATATAATATTCTATACATGCTAAGTGGTAAGCACAAGTTAGTGGTAATCAACATATTGGATGACGCCTTAGGGGTGGGTTCATCCCTAAAGGGTAATGAGCAAGCACACCATTGTCCTTTTTGCCACCACCACAAGAAAAAACTACAAATTAACTTAGATAACCAAAACTGGCATTGTTGGGTTTGTAACGCTAAGGGTAGAACTATAAATTCACTTCTTCGTAAATTAAATGTAGATATTCGTTCAATTTCTAAGTTGAGGGATATCTATGGTGATATAGACACAAATACTTCTTTCGTAGAGGAAGAACCAAAATTATTTCTACCAAAGGAATTTAAGCAATTATATATCAAACCAAAGGGATTCAATCCAACATATAATCAGGTAATAACGTATCTTAGAAATAGAGGTATTACAGCTAAAGATATAATCAAATATAATATTGGATATTGTGAAGATGGATTATATGGCGGTAGAGTTATTATCCCATCCTATGATGAGAGTGGTGAATTGAATTATTTTGTAGCTCGTTCTTTTTATGAAGATGAGAAGATGAAATATAAAAACCCACCCGTTAATAGAGATGTAATTGTATTTGAAGATATGATTAATTGGAATGAACCCATTACTTTAGTAGAAGGTGTATTTGATTCATTTTCAGTTAAACGAAATGCAATACCAATGTTGGGTAAATTCCTACTCAATAAACTAAAAAATAAAATCAGAGAAAAGGGAGTTAAAGAAATTAATATTATGTTGGATTCAGATGCAATTTCAGATTCCACCAAGCATGCTGATTATTTTATTAAGAACGGAATTAAAGTAAAAAACATCATTCCATCAGATAAAGATGCGGGTGAACTTGGTTTTATAAAAGTAAACGATTTAATTAAAAAACAAACAGAAACTGGTTGGGATGATTTAATTCTAACTAAGATTAAAAATCTATGAGAAAAATTACACATATCTATCATCTTGCCGATTTACATATTCGTAACTTAAAAAGGCACAATGAATACAGATTCATATTTAATGAATTCTTAGAAAAAGTAAAAAATGATAATATTGAAGATTCTATTATTTATTTAGCAGGTGATATTGCACATGCTAAAACTGAAATGTCTCCTGAATTGGTAAGAGAGATTAGTTGGTTTTTAACAGAGTGTTCAAAGTTAAAAGAAACGATACTTATAACTGGTAATCACGATTGTAACTTAAACAACAACCATAGATTAGATGTTCTCACGCCTATTATTGATAATCTTAATAATCCTCGTATCCATTATTACCGTGATACTGGCATCTATAATTTGTATAACCTTACTTTTGTCGTTTATTCCATATTGGATAAAAAGGAAAATTGGCCGAAAGCTTCCGAAGTGGAAGGTGAAACTAAAATCTGTCTTTTCCACGGACCTGTAAATAAATCCCAAACCGATGTTGGATATGTAGTATCATCAAACTCATTCACTACAGATATGTTTGAAGGATTTGATATGGTATTGATGGGGGATATTCATAAAAGACAAACATTACAAACTCACAACCCAGCTAACAAACAACCTATTGTAGTTTATGCAGGTTCATTGGTTCAACAAAATCACGGAGAACTATTAGATGGACATGGCTACTTATTGTGGGATGTTGAAAATCGTTCATTCGAAGAGTTTGATATTAAAAACGATTATGGTTATTTAACTATCGATATTTACAAAGGAAAAATACCCCAATGGGTATATGATGAATTAGATACTAAACTTCCTAAGAACCCACGTTTAAGATTACGATTTAATGAAACTGATGCAACAACTACTAAAGCTTGTATTACTGAATTAAGTAAAATATTTAAAACAACTGAAGTAACTGTAAGTAGAGTTGATACTATGGCTAGATTAAGATCCAATAATGGACTTAATGGAAATATAGTTGGTAATGTTAAAGATGAAACATTTCAAAATCATTTGATTGGTGATTATTTAGATAGAAGATATTTGTTAGAGCCGGAGCATTTAGATGCAATTACTGAAATTAACAAATTAACAAATCAGAAAGTAGATAATACTGATAAGATGGATAATATATTATGGATACCAAAGAAATTGGAATTCTCAAATATGTTTTCATACGGAACTGATAGTGTTGTTAAATTTGATAACGCTAAGGGTATCGTTGGTATATTTGCTCCAAACGCTAGTGGTAAATCATCTCTATTTGATATCTTATCATTTTGTATATTTGATAAAACATCAAGAACCGCATCATCTAAAAACATTCTAAATAATCAAAAAGAAAACTTCCATTGTAAATTCGAATTTGAAATAGATGGTATATCATATTTCATTGAAAGAATTGGAAAGTTAAATAAAGCACAAACCTCTGTTAAAGTTGATGTTAATTTTTGGAGAGTGGTTGATGGAGTGGAGGAATCTCTAAATGGTGAACAACGTAGAGATACTAACAAAAATATTGAAAAGTATTTGGGTAATTTTGAAGATTTCATTTTAACAACTCTATCTCTTCAAGGTAATAACGCACTATTCATAGATAAATCTCAATCGGAAAGAAAGGAAGTTCTTTCTCAATTAATTGGAGTTGATATATTTGATAAGTTGTATCAGATAGCAGCTGATGATAATAAAGAAACCGCAACGTTGGTTAAGAAATTTAAATCAGATGATTTTCCACAAAAGCTAGCAGGTATTGAAACTGAATTAGAAGAATGTAAAATCCAATATGAAAAATTCAATGAAGATATACAATCTTTAAATAAAAGAGAAGAAATCCTAAACGAATCTATAATAGAGTTAAAATCTCAAATAATAAACACAGGCAGTTTTGATTATGAAATAACTCAATTGGAATCAAACAAAACAAAATTGGCTGTTAATTTAGATACACAACAATCTACCAAATCTGAATTAAATGAAAGACTAGAAAAGTTAATTCCATTGGAGGTTCAATTATCAGGCTTATTAAATGGATTAAATGAATCTGAAATAAAAGATGGTATTTCTAAATTGAATACATTTAAGGAACAACACAGAACAACCAAAAATGAAATTGAGAAATTAGAAATAAAGCACAATTCATTATTGGATAAAAAAGCTCATTTGGATTTACATAAGTATAATCCTGATTGTGAGATTTGTATGGATAATTCTAAAAGTATTTTAACTTCTAAAGAAGATGTAATTGGTGCTATTCAAAAGATAGAAGATACTATAGCAGAGAATACAACTGAATTAGCTCAATTAAAAATAGAAATAGATGGGTTACTACCATTTGAAGATAATTTAAAAACTCTAAATGATTTAAAAGAAAAACACAATAAAGTAGATAAGGATATTTTTAATATAAATTCTCAGATTTCTGCTTGTGATTTACAAATTCACAAAATAGAAGGTGATATTGAAAAGAATGCAAACAACATTGAAGAGTATTACAAAAACGAAGAGCAAATTGTAGCTAACAAAAAAATCAAAGAAGAGTTAGATACTTTACAAAATCAGATGACTGATTTAAAAAGTGAGATGGGTAGCTCAAACGATTCAATGATGGCGGTGTTTAAAAAGCAAACCACATTCGAATCTCAAAGAGACGTATATGAAGAAAGAATTAATGAAGTAAAAGATTTAGAGGAAAAGAATAAATTATACGAATACTATCTAAATGCTCTAAGTAAAGATGGTGTATCTTTAGAATTAATTGAAAAAGCAATTCCTGCTATTGAAGGTGAGATTAACAACATATTAGGACAGATAGTTGAGTTTGGTATGGAGTTGGAATTGGAAGGGAAGAATATTAACGCTAATTTAGTATATGGTGATTCTAAATGGAGTTTGGAATTATGTAGTGGTATGGAACGATTTATATCGGGATTGGCAATTCGTATTGCACTTATTAATGTATGTAACTTACCTCGTCCAAACTTCTTAGTAATTGATGAAGGATTTGGAACATTGGATAATGAGAACTTAACATCATTATATATGTTATTCTCATATCTTAAAACTCAATTTGATTTTGTGATGATTATATCACACATAGATTCAATGCGAGATGTAGTGGATACCTTAATGGAAATCAAAAAGGTAAATGGATTCTCTCAAGTTAAATTTTAGTAGATAAGGTTGTTTTTGGTAGAGGTTTTTTAGAAGATTCAATTCTATCTTTTATTAAATTCTCTATCAAACCACCAATCTTATAACCTTTTTCTTTACAAAAAACTTTTAATGATGCATGTAAATCGGCATCAATTTGTATCATAGCATATTTTTTCATAATCTTTATTTTTAGGGATTTATACAATAATCTATTTGGGTTACCAATACTCCTCTCAATCTCATTGGTAGATGCGTTCTGATAAGGGAACATTCATAATTTGTTAAGTGCTTTCGTAACAATCTTTCTGGGTGAACCAATTCACCATCTTTTATATAATCAACTAAATGATTAAAATTGGAACAATAATAATCCATAGTGTGAGATTTTCCATAGGCTAGCAAATCATTAAATCCATCTCTATGGTCAGAACCCATTGGTATAAATAAACTGTTATTCCAATTCCTCAATTCTACTTCTTCTAATATTTCTATATCGAATCTAGTCCTTATTACAACATCGTATTTAAACCCATTTTGCTCCTCATAGTTGCTCTTTAATTGATTTGCTTGGTAAATACCCCACCACATATTAAACACCGAAGATACGGATGATTCATCCGCTACCTGATACCCATCTACCGATTTGATTTTATCAAATACAATATCAGGCGTTTTAGTGAAATTGATTGATTTTGGATTATATATAGAAACCAATTCACTTTCATCGCACTCCATATCATTCTCATTTTTATAGTTATAATTAATGAAAATATCCGGATTATATTTACTTATTAAATTCTTTTCCAAATAGTTGAATGGGATATAACTACCTCTGAATTTACCAGATAATAATAGTGCAACTCTCATATTCTTTATATTTCTTTAGTTTTCTAAAATAAGTATTAAGATTTTTAGTTTTTGGTGATATTTATTAAAAATATTCCTATAGAATAAGATATGGCAAGAATTAAAAAATACGGAGATACACAGGTTCAAAATTTAACTTCATTCAATACATTTATAACAGATGTAAATCCTAATTCTGATTATTTTAGAATAACTGAATTTAAAGAATCTTTTAGTGGTGGAAAGAATGGATTCCTTATAGAGGGTTCTGAATACTTGCTAGAATCTACTGACATTAAAATTGAAATATTAGATGTAGATGGTAATCCTATTTATTGGGAACCTGGAAATGGTATACCTGAATATTATGAAGGTGTATCTAAAGTTGTAGCTGTATATGTTTACGATGATACACCAATAGGACAAGCTAATATAACAGTATTAGGTGAACTTAAAAAATATTTGGATGATGATGGTGTTATAAGAGATATACCAACAGAATGGAAAGGATTATATAATGTAAAATGGGAAAGAGCATTTAAGATAAATAAATTACTTGCAAATGAAGATAAGGTTCGTTTTTATAAAAGACCAAAGATTACAATAGATGAACTATCCCGACCAATATTTACAGCAACACCAACCTTAATACAACAAACAGGTTCATTAAATGGAACTCCTTTAATTCCTGGTGAAGGTGTTATATTATCAACATTCAGTTTACCATCATCTTATTTACTTGAGATAAATGATAATACTAATTGGAGTGGTTCTATATTAAATGGAACTGTTACAATGCCTAATTTGGGTATTACATTTACTCCATCAAATTTAGTAACAAATAAACAACTAATAGTAAGTAATCCATATTCTTCAAATGGATTGGCAGCATCATTTAGTAATCAACCATATACTGCTAGTTTTACTTATTTGGTAGAAGATACTGCAATAGGAACTGCCTTAAGTGGTTCATTTGCAAAAATCAACATTACCGATTTAACAACATTTGTTGGGGATGTTGCTAGGGTTAAAGTATTTAGAAAATCTCAATCCGAAGTATCGGATTTTCAATTTGTTCAAGAGATTGCGTTGGAATCAAATGAAATATTAGTTGATTTGGAATCCTCAGAAAGAAACCAAGAAAACTATGGATTATTTACAACATATACACTTAATAATTATTGGGTTACATCATCAAACAACTTAACAAGAACCTTTAATCAAAATGTTCTTTTTAATTCAGTAAAGTTGGATAGTGTTGGTGCTAATCAATTTTATACATCCAAATCTATAGATGTAACATCCGGAGTTGAATATACTTTGGATATGAATGTTAAATTGGATGCTAACATATCTGAAACTAATTATATAAAGGTTTATTTAGAGGGAACTAAAAATGGTAGAACTATTACTCAACCCATTACAACTATAACATCTTCAAATCCATATCTTCAAAAAACAAACATAAATCAAAATATAATTGCAAATGATTTTGATTCAGTAAAACTTTATTTTGAAGTTAAAGGATTGGGTTGGTATATTTCTGATGTTAGTTTAAGAGCATCACAAGAAACATCATTCTCACCCGATGAAATAACTTTTATACAACCTGTACAAAGAAATTTAGAAAGTGAAACATTTGATTTCAGATTTGAATTTTATGATATTAATAACAACTACATACCGGTCGAAGTAATTGCAACAAAAACTTTTAGTGGTGGTAATTTAAATGTTATTAATAAGAGTATTAACTTAGTTCCTACATCATTATATTTCCAATTTGATTCAGGCTCTGGTACAGGAAATCCTATGGCGCCAACTACTATCTATATAGATGCGGAAACAAATTTTATAACAGGTTCTATTACATTTGTATCCAAATCATATGATATTGATAATAATGAATTATCATCATCGTATTATACGGGAGGAAAATATCCCGGTCTATTAATTGATGAGGGGGATAATCGTTATAGATTAACTGTTCAAAACTTTACAGGTTCAGTAGCTGTGGGTCAACCTGAAAGAATAGTTCAATATGTAGAATATACTGCAAATGTTGAAGGTGTTAGTGATTCTATTGTTATTACAAGAGTTAGTGATGGTAAGGGTGGTGTAAACTATGAAATCAGACCATATAATGGAATTGTAATTAGAAACTCAGATGCATCATCTTCGTTAGAAATACAAGCGGTTCGTATAGATGGTATAAACGAAATTAATTTAAAAAGTGGATTACCTTTAGGTAAATCCGATTACCAATTATTTGTTCAATCTGGCTCAACTTATATAAATTTACAAAAAGCAAATGATTCCGGATTTTTATTGGGATTATCTACCGGCGTTACTGGTTCGGGTGAATTAAATTATAATGCTAGATTTAATAGAGATTCAATAGATGGACAAATAACGGTTTACTTAATCCCATCATCATCCAATAATTATTCGGCGTCAATTTTAACATCGTTAACCTTAACCGATTTACAAGATGGTTTGGATGCGGGTGTGGTTTTATATGATGCGGATACGTTTAGTGTAAATCCAAGTCCAAAGTTACAAACTGATGTTAGTAGGTTTATACCTGTTTCATCATCAGCAACTGCATCATTTTATCGTAGGGGAACTTTTGAAGCACCAATAAGTTGTTCAATTGAGGTATATCCATCAATGTCAATAAATTCTGATTTCGTTGCTGAGTATTGGGTTAATTATGTAACACATAGTTGTGATCCAAATATAAGTGTGGTTGCATATAATGAATTTGGAAATATAATATTACCCATATCAACTTCACAATATACTGAAGGATTACCATTAAACCA